CGCTCAAGTACACTTCCGGTACTAACCTGACAACGGTTGAAGCAGGGGCTAAAGAATACGATGGTGTGGTGTTTTTTGCTACGCCTAACACAACGTCGGGCAGGGCGTATCAGCCATCCACGCACATTTTTCGGTTAGCTGCAAACGGTGCTGCAATCGGCCCTGCCATTGCCAACTTTTTTGGGGCTACTAGTGCCATTAACTTGGTGGCTAATGGTTTTTACGAAATTGAAGCGCACTGCTATTTCTTAAAAACTACAGCAGACATTGTTACGGTCACCGTTACAACGTCAGTTGCTCCGCTTAATTTGAACGGAGTCATTCAAACCGGCGCGATCACTGGTGGCACGGCAACCGGCGCGGCGCAGCAAATCGCGCTGTTTAGCAGCACGGCAACAGGGTCGGCGTTTGGGGCAACGGGAACATTGACCACAGGCGTTAATCACTACATGAAGATTTCACTGATTGTTGATGCAGCGGCTTCCAACAGCAATCTGCGGATTAACTTCACCTCTGGTTCTGGTACAGTCACACCATTGCGCGGTTCTTACTACAAAACTACCCGCTTACCGGCGGCTAACACTGGCCTATTTGCGGCGTAACTACTATGTGGACTGTTACTGCCTTGTATACCCAACAGCAAGAAATACTTACTGTTGCTTGGCTGGTAGAAATTACAGATGGCGTAAACACGGCAAGAAGGGGCGGGGAAACTAATTTATCCAAACCTTACGAAAACCTTACCGAGGCGCAAGTGATTGAGTGGGTCAAGGAAGCGTTAGGAGCAGACAAGGTAACTGAGATTGAAACTGATCTAAACAATCAGATTCTGTATATGCAGACCGAACCTGTTAAGTCTATTTTGTTGCCTTGGAGTCAGTAAACAATGTTGGGGTTCCAGCCTATATCGGCTGCACCTATAAGCGCAATTATACGTCCAGCCGTAATTCCACCACCTACACCATCCGGCCTCGGTTCAACAATTGCTATTCGATCTTTTTACTTAGCAATTGCCATCCGATCTTTTACTAGGAAATTCTAATGTCTATCAATCTCAAAGCAATCACTTCTCGACTTGGCTACGAACAGATTACCAATTTGACTTCTGCTGTCGGCCTGACCGTGCCGCACCGCGATGTAAACGGATTGTCGTGCAAACCGACCATTGCAATCATCATTGCCGCTGGGAGCCCTGTTCGCTGGCGCGATGATGATGTTAATCCCACCGCGTCAATTGGAATGCCGTTACAAGATGCTGTAGCTCTCCAATACGACGGTGATCTGACAAAGATCAAGTTCATTGAAACTTCCCCCGGCACTACGCTTAACATTTCCTACTACGCTTGAGGTAGCCATGATCAATTACAGCGAGGGTGGAAAGATCAACCCGGCCAAATTTCTTGAGTACATCGCCAAGCAGTTTCCGGTTGACTTGGCGAACATGATCAAGACACGCGACGAGCTTGCCCTGCGCCAAGGGTCGGTCAATGCGGCCAAGGATGCCGTTGCGGATCGTCAGAAGGCCGCTGACGAGCTTGTTGCGGCTCGGACTGAGGCTGACACCCTGCGAGCCGGTGCAAAGGCTGTCAACGAGGCTGCGACCAAGAAGAAAAAAGAACTAGACGAGCGTGAAATTACGCTCAACGCCAAGCAGGAAACCCTCAACGTGCTGAACATCACCCGCACCGAGGTGTTGGATAAGCAGCAAAAAGAGTTGGAAGCCAAGGCGCAGGCATTGGCTGACGAGCGTCTGAGCTTGGACAAGTTGGCTGAAGCACTCAACGCCGACCGTCAGGAATTCGACGCTCGCGCCAAAGCATTTCAGGACAGGGTTGCATCTCTCAGTCTTTAAGGTAATATAACGGCACTAGCCCCGACGGCTAGGGATTCCACGGAATCGAAATGGAAGAAAGTGAAAACCTAGCGGGTGAAATTCCCGCGTCGGAACCGGAAGCCACGGCAGCACCGGAACCCGAATCCGCGCAAGGCGCGGAAGCAGTAGATACGCCGGTCGCTGAGCCCAAGACCTTCACACAAGAAGAACTTGACGCAGTGGTCAGTAAGCGCCTCGCAAGGGAGCGCCGCAATTGGGAACGCAGTCAGCAACCGGCACCCGCGCCTGCTGTCAACCTCCCGCCGATTGACCAGTTTGAGACTGTCGATGCGTATGCAGAGGCAAGGGCGCTCCAACTGATTCAACAGCGCGAGCAGCAACGGGAGCAGGCGCAGATTCTGGAAGGCTACAACGAGCGTGAAGAAGCGGCTCGGGAGAAGTTCGACGACTTTGAACAGGTCGCCTACAACCCGAACCTGAAGATCACGCAAGTCATGGCTCAGGCGATTCAATCGTCTGAGGTTGGCCCCGAGGTGGCGTATCACCTTGGAACCAATCCGAAGGAAGCTGAACGCATTTCCAAGCTCGCGCCGATCTTGCAGGCACGAGAAATTGGCAAGTTGGAGGCTAAACTCTCCGATGCGCCGCCGGTGAAAAAGACATCTTCTGCACCTGCACCGATTTCGCCAGTGAAGGCTCCCAGCAGTGGGGGCACTGTTTACGACACCACCGACCCACGCTCAATCAAAAACATGAGCACGTCGGAATGGATCGAGGCAGAACGTCAACGGCAAATCAGACAGGCCAAACGCTAATAAGGAATTGCCGTGGCAAACTCACTTCTTACCATCGACATGATCACCCGCAAGGCTCTGGAAATTCTGGAGAACAATCTGGTGATCACCCGCAACATCAACAAACAGTACGATGATTCGTTCGCCGTCGAAGGCGCGAAAATCGGCTCAACCCTTCGCATCCGTCTGCCCGACCGTGCGCTGGTGACTGACGGTGCCGCCCTGCAAGTGCAGGACGACAACGAGCAGTTCACCACCCTGACGGTCGCCAGCCAGAAGCACATCGGCGTGAACTTCACCAGCGCAGAACTCACCCTGTCGCTTGATGACTTCGCTGAACGTGTTCTCAAGCCTCGCGTTTCGCAACTGGCAGCATCGGTCGATCTCGACGTTGCCAGCGCCTACCGAGGCATCGCCAACTCGGTCGGCACCCCCGGCACGACCCCCTCGACTTCGCTGGTCATGCTGCAAGCCAACCAGAAGATGAACGAGTTTGCCGCACCGTCGTCCCCGCGCTATCTGACCGTCAACCCTGCCGCCAATGCCAACTTGGTCGAAGGCATGAAGGGTTTCTTCAACCCCACCGACATCATCAGCAGCCAGTTCAAGAACGGCATGATGGGCACCGGCATTCTTGGCTTCGATGAAGTCAACATGAGCCAGTCGATCAGGCTGCACACGACCGGCTCACGCTCGGGTACGATTCTGGTCAACGGTGCCGTCAGCACCCAAGGTCAGGCGACCATCAACCTCGACGGTCTTACTGGCGCAACTGACACGGTTACCGCTGGCGATGTGTTTACCATCAACGGTGTGTTTGCGGTCAACCCGCAGACTCGCGAGTCCACCGGCTCGCTTCAACAGTTTGTTGTGACCGCCGCGCAGACCGCTGCTGGAAATGCTTTGGCAAACATGGCAATTTACCCGCCGATCTACACCCCGGCGAGTGCATTGGCTACCGTCAGCGCCTTCCCCGCTGACAACGCTGTAGTGACGTTCCTCGGCGCTGCATCCACGAGTTTCCCGCAGAACATTGCCTACCACAAGAACGCGATCACGATGGCGACCGCCGACTTGCTGCTGCCGCAGGGTGTGGACATGGCTTCGCGTCAAGTTCACAACGGTATGTCGATGCGTATTGTTCGCCAGTACGACATCAACAATGACCGGATGCCTTGCCGTATCGACATTTTGTACGGTTTCAAGACGATCCGTCCTGAAATGGCTTGCCGGGTTTGGGGGTGATCCATGGCCTATAACACAGGCAATATTGTCAAAGCATCGGTTATCAGCATCACGCTGTCACCGGCTGCCGTGGCGGCAAACACGACTGCTGAACAGACGTTCACGGTCAACGGTCTGGCGGTTGGGGATTGGGTCGGCGTCATCAAGCCGACCAACCAAGCGGGGCTTGCGGTTGTCAATTCGAGAGTGTCAGCAGTGAACACGCTGGCAATCTCTTTTGGCAACTTCACCGCCGCCAGCATCACCCCGACCGCAGCGCAGGTCTATTCCGTCATGGTCGCAAGACCTGACGCCCCGATTACCGACGGCAATATCTAAGGAGATATATCATGCCCGGACTTCCCGTATCTGGTGGTGGATTTCAATTCACCGACGGCAACAACAACGACCCTTTGCTTTATGTTCAGCAGATTCCTGTTCAAACTGCATCCGTAACCGCAACCCTGACCCCCGCCCAGATTTCGGGCGGTGTTCTGGTTGCCAGCACCGGCACCACCGCTGCCACCTACACGCTGCCGACGGTGGCAGCACTGGAAGCCGCCCTCCCCAACGCCAACAGGGTTGGGCACGCGCTTGAGTTGAGCATCATCAACCTTGGCACAACCCCCGCCAATATTACGCTGGCGGTCGGTACGGGTTGGACGATTGTCGGCTCGGCGACCATTGCCTTCTCCACCTCGGCGTACATGGAACTGGTCAAGACCGGCGACGGTAGTTGGACTTTGTACCGTCAAAGCTGATAGGATGGGGGCCTTGGCCCGGGCCTTGGCCCGGCCTATCGGCCCCCTCCTCGGATTGACTCATGGCGACGACTGCATCAGACCAGATCAACGGTGCGCTGCGGCTCATAGGCCAGCTTGCCGAAGGCGAGGTGCCCTCTGCCGCAACCGCGCAGGATGCGCTGTCGGCTCTCAACCAGATGATCGACTCATGGAACATCGAGCGGTTGTCTGTCTACAGCACTCAGGATCAGATTTTCAACTGGTCGGCCAATATTGCGACTCAGACGCTTGGGCCGACCGGTAGTTTTGTCGGCAACCGCCCGGTGATGATCGACGACTCGACGTACTTCCGCGACCCCGCGACGAACGTCAGCTACGGCATCAAGATCATCAACCAGCAGCAGTACAACGGCATCGCCGTCAAGACGGTCACCAGCACCTACCCGCAGGTGATGTTCGTCAACATGACCTACCCCGATGTCACGATGACCGTGTACCCGGTGCCGACCAAATTGCTGGAGTGGCACGTTGTCTCGGTTCAAGAACTGACGCAGCCTGCGTCCCTCTCAACCAATCTGACCTTTCCTCCAGGCTACCTGCGCTGCTTCAAATACAACCTCGCCTGCGAGATCGCGGCTGAGTTTGGCGTGGAGCCAATGCCCCGCGTCTCGCGCACCGCCAATGTCAGCAAGCGCAACCTCAAGCGCATCAACAACCCCGACGACATCATGGCGCTGCCGTACACCATCGTGGGCACCCGGCAGCGGTTCAATATCTTCTCGGGCAACTACTGATGAAGACCCCTATCTTGGGGTCTACCTACGTTGCGAGGTCGGTCAACGCTGCCGACGCTCGGATGGTCAACCTGTTCCCCGAGATCGTCCCCGAGGCGGGCAAAGAGCCTGCCTTCCTGAACCGCGCTCCGGGCATGGTGCTAAAGGTCACCGTGGGCACAGGCCCGATTCGGGGGATGCTGCGCCACGCTGCCTACCTGTACGTCGCATCGGGCACGACGCTGTACCGGGTGGACTCCAGCTACACCGTGACCACCTTGGGCACCATCAGTGGCACCGGACCGGTGTCGATGGCAAACAACGGGGTGCAACTGTTTGTCGCCTGCGATGGGCCAAGCTACATCTACAACTTCACCACTTTGGTGTTCGCACAAATTTCTGACCCAGACTTTGCCGGGGCAAAAACGGTCACTTTCCTTGACGGGTATTTCGTCTACACCGAACCCAACTCGCAGAAGTTTTGGGTGACCGCGATCTTGAACGGCCTGTCGGTTGACCCCCTCGACTTTGCCAGTGCCGAGGGGTCGCCTGACAACTTGGTCGCGGTCATCGCCGACCACCGGGAGATCTGGCTGTTCGGCGAGCAGTCGGTTGAGGTCTGGTACAACACCGGGGGCGCAGACTTCCCTCTGGGCCGCATCAACGGGGCGTTCAACGAGATCGGCTGCGCTGCAACCTACTCGGTTGCCAAGGCCGACAATGGTCTGTTCTGGCTGGGCAGCGACGACCGGGGCAACGGCGTTGTCTACCGGTCGCAGGGCTACAACGGCTCGCGCATCAGCACCCACGCTGTCGAGTGGCAGATCCAGCAGTACAGCACCATCTCAGATGCCATCGGCTACACCTACCAGCAAGACGGCCACACCTTCTACGTCCTGACCTTCCCGACCGCGAGTGCGACTTGGGTCTACGACGCATCGACCGGAGCGTGGCATGAGCGGGCAGGATGGGTGGGCAGTCAGTTCGTGCGCCACCGCAGCAACTGTCAGGCGTTCTACAACGATCTGACGCTGGTCGGTGACTTTGAGAACGGCAACATCTACAGCCTCGATCTGGATGTGTACGCCGACAACGGGGCGGTTCAGAGGTGGCTGCGGACTTGGCGGGCACTCGACACCGGCAAGAACGATCTGAAGCGCACCGCGCAACACGCCCTGCAACTCGACTGCGAGACGGGCGTGGGCTTGAACGGGACAGTCCAAGGCTCGGACCCGCAAGTTATGTTGCGCTGGTCGGACGATGGTGGGCATACTTGGTCTTATGAGCACTGGCGGTCGATGGGCAAGATCGGGCAGTACGGTTATCGGACGATCTGGCGCAGGCTCGGCATGACGACCAAGCTGCGGGACCGGGTGTACGAGATCAGCGGCACCGACCCGGTGAAGATCGCCATTACCGGCGCGGAACTGCAACTGAGCGCGACCAATGGCTGAATACACCAACATCGTCCCCCCGAGGATTCCGTTCATCGACGCGGGCACCGGGTTCGTCTCGCGTGAGTGGTATCAGTTCTTCCTGAGCCTGTACACCCTCACCGGCTCGGGCACGAACAACGTGTCGCTGTCGGATGTGCAGGTCGGCCCCGGCGAGGCAGCGGCTATCCAAGCCCTTGCAACGCCTCAGGACGACGCGCTGAACTGGTTGGGACTGCACACATGATCCGACCTACCCAACTCGGTCAAGCGGCGCTTACGGCGACCTATGTGGCGATCTACACCACACCTGCTGGTACATCCACCTACCTCAAGGACATGGATGTCTGCAACACGACCAGCACGACGGTAAACCTGTTCGTCTCCATCGTCCCTCAAACCAACACTGCGGGGGTAACAAACGCCTTGTTCTTCAACGTGCCCATCCCCGGCGGCAGCACGCTGCAATGGACTGGCACGCAACTGATGCCCGAAGGTAGCACTTTGCAGGTCAGAGGCTCAACCACCGGCCTGACGATCACTGCAAGCGGGGGTGAGGCATCGTGATTACGTCCTTCCCAAACATCCCCTCAACCGAGTCAACGCTGGCATCGCCGTGGGCGGTGCAGGTCGCTCGGGGCAAGGTTGACGGCGCATCGCAAGTCAACATTTTTGCTTTCAGCACCTCGGTCGGCACCTCGCTGAATCCTGTGTGGGAGAACGCCACTCAGTATTTTTTCCCGGCGTCCGCGCTGATAATGACGCTGGTCAGCACGTCGGCCTTGGACAACACCGCCGCGAAAGTGCTTATCAATGGGTTGAACTCTTCGTGGGAGCCAATCACCGAGACGGTGACCATGAACGGCACCACCGGCGTCACGACAACAAATGCCTTTCTGCGAATCAACGGCATGACAATGACCTCGCCGGGGACAGGCCAGAGCACCAATGTTGGTACGATTACAGCCAAAAACGGCGTGTCTATCTACGGACAGATTAACCCGAACGTCGGCAAGACGCAGATGTCGGTGTATTCGGTTCCTGCTGGTCACACCATGTATGCGCTAAACATTAACGCTTACTCGGGCAATGCAGCGTCGGGCTACGTCAATTATCGAGCGTCATCCACAAACACCATCAACGGAGTATCTTTGACGGTGCTTCAGACGACGTTCCAGCTTTCATACCAAGTGATGCGGGCGAACCCTTTCCCGTACACTGAGAAAACCGACATTCGGTGGGAATTTTCAGTCAACTCAGGCACTCACGCCGTCGGATTCATTTTCGAAGGTGTCTTAATCTCTAACTCGGCGGCATAACATGGCAGTCTCACTCTCCCTTCTTGCCGGTGCTGGCTGGCAGTTCTTTGACAACAGCGGCGACGTATTGACCGGAGGCAAGCTGTACACCTATGCTGCCGGGACGACCACGCCGCTTGCCAGCTACACCAGTTCAACCGGGCTGACCGCAAACGCCAATCCGATCATCCTTGACGCGGCTGGCCGGGTGCCAAATCAGGTGTGGCTGACCGATGCGGTTCTGTACAAGTTTGTCCTTGAAACCAGCGCGGGTGTTCAGCTTGGCGCGTGGGACAACGTGTTCTCCCAGTTGAACTCAATCAGCTTCGGCACCACCGGCCTGACCCCGGCGACCGCCACCTCGGGTGCGGTCACGGTGGGCGGGATACTTAACGTCGCCAACGGTGGCACCGGCCTGACTTCCCTGACCACCGGGCGCATCCCTTTCGGCAATGGCACGGCAGCGTTTTCTGATGCGGTGGGTTTGACGTATACCCCAGCAACCAACACCCTCGCGGCCCCAATCATTTCGGCAACGACAAGTATTACGAACGCAGGCAACACGCTGCTGTCTGGAACGGCAGCGCGGATTCAAGGCGACTTCAGCAACGCAACGCTTGCAAACCGGACGGCGTTTCAAGACAAGACGACAAATGCAGTCACTGGCGTAATTGTACTTCCTAACGGCACCGCTACTCAGGCAGTACATACGGTATTCAACAACTCCAACCCTGCAAGCGCAGGCTATTTTGGGATCGGCATTAGTTCAACACTGGCAACACTAACGTCCGCAAATACCGGAGCAGGAACGGCCCTCCCGATGGTGTTTGCTGTCGGGGCGGGCGCTCCAGAAGTTGCGCGGTTTGATACATCAGGCAATTTTTATGTTGGCATGACTACATATTTGGGCAGCGGTTGTGCTTTTGAAAAACTTGCAAACGGTGGGCGATTGTTTGTCGGTAGAACCAACAATGACACTGTGGCTGAATGGAACCATTCAGGGATTCGCGTTGGTAGCGTTTCCATCACCGGATCTTCTACGACATACAATACTAGTTCAGATTATCGTCTGAAAGAGAACGTGCAATCCATGACTGGGGCGCTTGCAAAAGTGCAGGCACTCAACCCGGTGACTTTCACATGGAAAAGAACAGGCGAGCAAGGTCAAGGCTTTATTGCCCATGAATTGCAAGCTGTTATCCCAACGGCAGTGACGGGCGACAAAGACTCTGTTTATGAAGACGGCACTCCGCGCTATCAGGGTGTTGATGCTTCGTATGTGGTCGCCACGCTGGTAGCTGCCGTCAAAGAATTGTCGGCCCGCGTTGCCGCCTTGGAAGCTAAGTAAAATGACCGTCACCGCAAGAAACCTTGTCCCGGCCAAAACTGTCGAGAACTCGCAGACGACGCAGTACACCGCGAACAACGTCACGGCGATCATCGACAAGTTCACCGCGACCAACTACAGCGCATCGCCGGTGACGATCAGCGTCAACTTGGTCACGGCGGCGGGCACGGCCAGCAACGACAACCTGATCGTCAAAAACAAGACCTTGCTACCCTCGGAGTGCTACACTTTCCCTGAGTTGATCGGCCAGATTCTGAGCGTGGGCAGCTTTATCTCAACTTTTGCAAGCATTGCGTCGGCGATCAATATGCGGGTCAGTGGGAGGGAAATCACATGATGCACTACATCCCATACAACAGCGAATACGGCACCGGCGGGTTCTACGCTGACGATAGCTATTTCTACGAGCGGGGGTACGCGCCTCCCTCCGTCGCACGACTGCCGAATGGTGAAGCAAACCCGTTTTACGACCAACAAACCTACGACCTTCAAGGCTATAATGAGATGCAGCGGGTCGCTAAACTGCGGGCTGGCTCAGGACGTAGTGGCTTGTTTGGTGCGCTTGATCGAGTCGGCGAGGCGTTTGAGGACAACGTAACTCAACGACTTGAGCCGTTTGTCCAGAACGTCGCCGATGAGATCGGACCGGCGGCTATGAAGTACGGCGTCCCGCTTGCGGCGGCTGCGATTACTGGTGGTGCCGGGGCTGAGTTGTTTCCCGGCTTTATGGCGTCGTTGTCAGCCCCAAACTCCGTTACTGGTCTGGGTGAGCTTGGGATCAACACCGCGCTGCCTGCTGGCGCACAGGGAGGCATTGCCGCTGGCACAACCTTAGCGGGTAGTGCTTTGCCCGCAGCCGCTGCTGCCGGTAGCAATTTTCTTGCGAATGGCGCAGGCGGTATGTCGAACTTCCTTGG